TAATGTGTATCAAGCCTATCGAGAAGGGTGAGAAATTCGATCTAGGCGTGAATTTCGGTTCGTTCCGGTCGAAGAAGAAAGACCTGGGTGCGATGCATCCTGACCTAACGGCTATTCACGGCAGACGATCAAATCGATCAGTAAAGGTGGGAGATGGTATCGGCTCTTGGGCTCAGGAAGAGTTCAAGGAGGAAGTGGTGAAGGTCAAAGAGGTCCCTAAGGAGGCACTGCTGTGGCTTGGCAGAAGAACGGCAGGCAGAGAAGAGCGGGGCGTTGAGGGTAAGTCCATTGCATGAGAATAAAGCTCCACTACTACCAGCACAGGGCATGGCACTCTCCCAAGAGAGTCGTGGTCTGTGCTGCTGGTATCCAGTCCGGGAAGACCCACATAGGCCCACTGTGGCTGTGGCGTCTCATATGTAGGAATAAGCTCAAGGGCAACTACATCCTGTGCGCTCCTACGTACAAGATGCTGCAGCAAGCATCCCTTCCTAAGCTCCTGTCATTCCTAAAGCAATTCGGAACCTACAAGCAATCAGCCGGTGAATTCCACGTTCGAGGTGGTGAGGCGATAATCTATGTGCGCTCCCTCGACAACCCTGAGGCCATGGAAGGCATACCCGATGTGATGGGCGTGTGGCTCGATGAGGGTGGGATGATCTCCAAGTATGCTTGGGAGAACGTCGAAGGCCGCGCTGCTAGACTCCAGGCTCCTATTCTCGTCACAACAACCCCCTACGCTCTCAACTGGCTTTTCCAGATGTATGAGGACGTAAGGCGCAAGCTTCGCGATGATGTTGAATTCATCATTTGGAAATCGAAGGACTCCCCCTATTTCCCTGAAGAGGAGTACGAGAGGCAGAAGCGCATACTTGACCCACGCCGATTCATGATGAAATACGATGGTGTGTTCGGGCAGATGGAGGGGCTGGTCTATGAGAATGTGGTGTATGTGCAGCCCCAACCCATGCCTGCTGGTACTAAGTATTATGCAGGGGTTGACTGGGGTTTTACCGATCCTTGGGCCCTGACTATCCGAGCACTGACACCGAATGGAGATCACTACCAGATATCGGAGTTTTACAAGAGTGGGCAGACCATCACAGATATCATCGACGTATGCAAGTCTAGGCGTGATATGTTCGATATCAAAGCCTTCGTCTGTGACCCTAGTAGGCCGGACTCTATTCTCGAACTGTGCCAAGCTGGATTGATTGCCATACCTGGAGACAACCGGATATCACACGGCATTGATAAGCACAGGGAGTTAATTCGCACGAATCGATTCTATGTTGTCGAGGCAGACAATCCGCATACCAAGGACGAGTACAGCGTCTACCACTACCCAGAGCCCAAGGAGTTGAAGATTGACCAGGATAGCAAGGATCAACTGCCTGTGGACGCTAACAACCATCTGATGGATACAACGCGATATGTGACCGCCTACATCGAATCGGCGGTAGAACGGAAGGTTGAGCCGAAGTCTCCCACGAACCCTGGAGAGATGCCGAAAGATCAGCAGGCTAGGTTGCGATGGCTCAAAAAAGGTGGTAGCAGTAGGTTTAACGGTCATTGACAGTACGGCACTCCTGTGTAATAATCTAGTTATTCTTCCTTGCAATCCCCCTAGTAGGCTATAAGCCGAACGGGGGGACCACCTATGAGCATACCCCCTCTGAAAACTCTCTCGAGATAAATACCATGATCTACGAATACGAATGTGATCGATGTGGCGGAGTCCATGAGATCGAGAAGCCATTCTCTGAATACGAGCGTGCAGAGACATGCTCTGATTGCAATTCTCCCATGCATCGACTTGTGACTGCTGTGAACTTCTCAGGCGAGAAGGTCGAGGATGCTTATTTTCATCCTAGCCTTGGTCAAGTCGTATCGGGCGACAAGGAAGCGGCACTGATAGCTAAGAGCAGGGGCATGGAGTGCATAGGCAACGAGAACCCTCACAAACACCTGAAGCCTCAAAAGGCTGATTACATGGACGAGAAATCATGGCAGGTATGATCGACCAACATGCGGCACCATCGGCAGAAGAGATTCCAGAGAATCAGACTTCCGAAGAGCAGGATGCTGTCAAACTCGTCAACAAGAAATTCGCACAAGCCAAGAAGCACAAGGAGCTGTGGGATCACAGGTGGGTTGAGTACTATCAATTCTTCCGTGGTAAGCAGTGGAAGCAGAAGAGGCCTCCCTATCGTCACAGCGAGGTTCTGAACTTCACCCATGCAGCCATACAGACCATCGTTCCGATCCTCACAGACAATCGGCCAACTATCGAGGCCATTCCCGAAGACCCATCAGATTTCAAATTCGCTGAGGTAGTCTCGAAGCTCCTCTTGGCCTCTTGGGATAGGGAGAACTGGGCGGAAGTCGTAGCAGAGGCCCTAATCGATGCGTCGATCTACGGCACTGCAATAGGCTATGTGCCTTGGAACCCGGAATTATTCAGAGGTTTGGGTGACTACGATTTCTTGACAATTGACCCCATGTATTTCTTCCCTGACCCGGATGCCGAGGACATCAACGACAATAAAGGTGAATACTTCATCGTTGCTGAGCCTACGTCTGTGGCCAAGGTCAAGAGGATGGCAGGGCCTGAGAAGGCCGGGATGATCAAGGCCGATGTATCAGACTCTCAGGACGCTAAGCTTGTAAAGGCTGATATAGGCGATACCGTTATCAAATCTGCAGCAGATGCAAGGACGCTTGTCGAGGGTGATACCTCGGATGATCCTGAAGGCACCGACAAGGTTCTGCTCAAGACTATGTGGGTTTTCCCGAATGAGATGATCGAGGAAGAGCTAGAAGAGGACGATGGAGAGGGCGGCAAGAAGACCGTATTCCAAGCTAGAAAGAAATATCCCAAAGGTCGAAAGATCGTAGTGGCATCCAATGTGCTCATCGAAGATATAGCCAATCCTTATGAGGATGGTAAGGCCCCATACGCGAAATTGATCGACCATATCTTACCTAGAGAGTTTTGGGGTGACGGGGAAGTCTCCCACCTGATGAGCCCTCAGAGAATGATGAACACTTTGGTCAGCTACGTGATGGATGTGCTTGTATTGATGGGCAATCCCATTTGGAAGGTCCCGAATGGCGCGGGCGTGGACACTGACAACCTCGTAAACTCACCAGGCCTAGTTATCGAGTATAACACCGATGGAGGAGAGCCCAAGCGTGAAGAAGGCGTGCAACTCCAGCCATTCATTTTGCAGACTCTCGACCGACTTCAGAGTTTACTCGAGAAGATCTCAGGCATTGCCGAGGTATCACAAGGGGTGGCACCCGGAGCAGGATCGTCCGGCGTTCAAGTCGAATTACTCCAAGAGGCAGCGCAGACCAAGCTGAGGCTGAAGGGGAGGAACCTTGAAGCGTTCCTGTCGAAGATCGGCCAACTGATGGTGTCTCGCATCCTTCAATTCTACACTGTTCCTCGAGTTTTCCGTATTACGAACAGCGAAGAGGGTGCGGAGTTCTTCCGATTCAATGTTGAGCAGGAGACGCTAAAGGATGGGAGCACCCAGCAGACTGCCGTGGTCACTCCATTCGCCCAAGACGAGGAAACAGGCGAATTCTCCGAGCAATCTGCTCAGCGCATGCAGATCAAGGGGCCTCTCGATATCAAGATCAGCACGGGAACCAGCCTCCCATTCGCAAAAGCACAGAAGGCACAACGGGCTGAGAAGCTCCTAGAGATAGGTATCATGGACGAAGAAGACTTCTTGCAAGCAATCGATTGGCCAGGGGCTGAGAAGCTCATCGCCAAGTTTAGAGAACGACAAGCACAAGCACAGGAGAATGCAGCCATGGGGCTAGGTCCCGATGGTCAACCACTCGAAGAACCACAGGGGTAAATCATGCCAGATTTCGGAGCAGCAGAGCAGGTACAAGCGCAACCCCAACCAGGCGCAGCACCTGGAGCTGGAGAGCAAGAGGCCGAAGCTTTGGCCCAACAGATCATGCAAGCAACTGAGCAACTCAAGGGAATGGTTCCTGCGGAAGTTTTCGCGGGATTTATGCAACAACTCTCGACCGGACCACAAGAACCTGAGCAGCCTGCACCCGGTGCAGCACCTGTCGAAGGCGGAATTGCTGGGGCTCCGAGAGTCTAATATGAGGTGATGAAATGCCAATGCCAGGCGAATATGATGTATCAGGAGCATTGACCGAAGTAGCAGCGGAAGCACCGGCAGCAGATGCAGGGGCCACTCCAGCGGTTGCAGAGGAGATGTACGATCTGAAATGGGGAGGCGAGACAAAGCAATTCCCTAAGTCTAAAGTCTTGAATTTCGCGCAGCAGGGTTACGACTACTCGACTAAAATGGCTGACTTCAACTCTCAGAAGAGTCTGTTCGACTCCGAACGAGCAAAGACTGAAGCCAACCACAAGACACTCCAAGAGCGTTATGACTACCTCGACCAGGTAGACAAATACGCACAGGAGAACCCGACTTGGTTGCAACAAATCCAGCAGGCCTACGCTCAATCGACCGGAACTCAACCGCCAGGAACTCAGGCTGTGATTGACCAGCAGAACCCACTAGCGGGGACTGTGAGCAATCTACAAACTGAACTCA